AACGAACAGATGGAAGGGAGAAACGGACTCAATGACTGGCCCGCCCATTGCACCGCCTACAGACACCGCGTCGCTGTAGTAATCCTTCGTGAACGCCGTTCCGCAGAGCAGCATCCAGAAGTCGGTGCGCTTCATAATGTCCGCTAGCTCACAGGTATCGGTCAGATAATCCACAAGCTTATCGGCAGCACGAGCAGAAGTGATATCAACAGTATCTGTAGTATTAGGGTTAACAAATCCTCGAATGCGTTCCTTGTTGATTCGGGCAAGCTCCCTCCGCATGATCATCCGAATTCGATTGACAGTGATTCGAGTTCGAGAGCGATTCGGTGGAGGCTCAACGAGTTGTCCAAGAGAGGTAGGCATGACGGAGAACTGCCAAGTAACCCATTGCTTTCCGAAATAGAAAGCAATGTTGAGGTACCACTGGCGCTCGAATTGCTGACGAGCCATCTTAGCCTTGCCATACCGTTCCTCCCAGGTATTCAGAGGCTCAATTTGGCTAGGATCGAATTGAGGGTAGCCGACTTGCGGCGCCATAGCTCCCGATGGGCTCGCTGGTGTTGTATCACCCAGCATCGTCATAGTTCAGAACTCCCATCAGGAATTTCGCTTCCTCGTCGTCATCGTTGATGTAGACGACATTATCATCACCATCGTCGTAGATCTCGTCTGGCATCACGACTACATCGGGCTCACCTGTGTACTCAACCGCCGCAACGTCTTCGGCGTTATGAGTCAAGGCTAAAGTCCAGATCTTTAGCGTCTTCATCTGTTGATCGTGGGCGTTGCGTAAGGCTTCCAGTTTCAGTGACTTCCACTGTCTGAGTGCCAACCACCCGAGCGACCACATTGCGCAGATCGCTAATGATGTGACGAGCCATAACAAGATCATGGTTCAGACGTCCGTTCTCCTCAAGTACTCGTTCAACCCTTGCTCGGGAGATGTATCCGGCAACGGATGCAAGGCCCTCGAAATCAGTTCGTCCAATGTACAGTTGGCCTTCATCAATTTCCACGCCAGTGTCAATGAACCAAGGGTCATCAATGCTGCGACTGATGTAACTACAGCTAGGAATCTGGAGTTGCCCGGCGTCGGTGAGGAGTTGAAATCGCTCATCCTTGCCGGTAATAGGGCCAACGACTTCGAGTGAGTCAACAACTTCTTCCTCCATTCCACCTTGGATGAGAGTGCTGCGCCTATACAGGCGAATGTCTTGGTTCATGATACCCTCAGGATCACGACGTCAGAGACAGGAATGTGCTGAGGTGAGTTGAACGCCTTTAGGGACGATACGTGGCTATTCGACTGGAACTCGGCGCTCATCCTGTAGATACCCTTGTCCGCCAAAGCAGGGCAATCGCCTTCAATTGTCCCTGCAAAGTTCACTTCCGTCACGATCGTGGGGATACAGAACGATTGAGCCTGGACTACACCGTCAGAGGTGAAATAGACGTGAACGTGGCCGACGTCTACCGCAGGAACACCAGTAACCGTATTAGGTAGAGAACCGAGGCAAGTACCAGCAGGACCGCAACGCAGCGATGGATCCGCGTGGAAGTTCTGGTAGGCGATGACAACGTGAATTGGTTCTCCGGCCTTGATTACTGGTTTACTTGGCTCTACGATAGTCATTTGGGGCGTCAAATCGGGTTGATCACCCATTGAGGTCGTGATGGTGTTGCTTACGGCCATCGCAGTAAGTCCTACACCCAGCACAACGCCTGCTACTACCAGAATAACGAGTGCTATGCGCTTCATTACCAGTCATCTCCTAGGACGGGGTGGTACTCATCACTCGGAACGGCGAATTCTCGCTCTGTGTAGTCATCTACAGGCACGGTATGGGCGGGAGTCACTGGACGAAATACCGGATCTAGCGAAGATCCCACGAACTCATCTTCTGGGCGACTACACACCAGGTAGCGCAGAGCATCGACGCAATGATCGTTCTTCTTCTCCGGCGCATCTCGGGCTTGCTTGGCTTCACGAGCCCTCATTGAGGAGAATTGACTCCATCTGTACGCGTGAAGCTCGCGGATAAGGTGTGTGCAATCTCTCGTGATACGGAGTCCTCCTGTGTCAAGTAGTCGACGTACTCTGTTAAGTCCATAGCCAACGTCATTGTTACCGAGTCCGATGAACACGTCATCTCTCGAATACTCAGTTTGTACTGATTCCCCGTTGCTTGCGTTGCGCTGTGCAATAGCTGGATCACCGACTCGGTAAGTAACTTTCGGACGAATTCCAGTTGCACGTTCCCAAACATTAACTTCAACTGCATGAGAAGTGATGGTTCGTTCGGGAGCGTAGTACTCGTGAAAGACAACGATTCTTCCTTCCCCATCAACATAAGCCCATAACCACGCTGTAGGGTTACGAAGTCCATGATCCATCCCTGTGATTACGGAGTGAACAACACCCATAGGATCAATAGGATCAACAACATGGAGGGCAGGATTAAAGGAAGGATAAACAAGTCCCGAGGCAGCCATGAACTTGCCATAGCGACGAGCTTCTTTCTCCTCACTACTCATCCCCGCCAGCATTGTTTCCAGAGCGCCTTCTGGAAGGTACGGATTGTTGTCTGTAGGAGCTTGGAAGATTTCGACGCTCTCTTCGGACTCCGATCCTTCGGAGTACGGTTCGTAGTAACGTCTGTAGACCCAAGTCATTCCCATGACCGGAGTCATGGTTAGCCACCAATGACCCTCGACGTCCACAAGTCGAAGCATGTTCTCATTGAAGATGTGCTCAGCGGTCTCTTCGTCTATCCAACAGAAGTTACGGGAGGTTCCGGCGTGTTTCTCTGCATCCATCTCGCCTGTAAGAAAGTCCATTCGGCTTCCGTTAGCAAGAGTGAGAACTCGACCTTGCTTGTCGTAGGAGTCTTCCCAGGATCCAGATATAAGAGCAGACTTAGGTAGCCATCGTGCCAACTCAGGGAGCACAATCTTCTTAAGTCCCTGCTCAATATCAACAGTGACTCCGCGTCCCCAAATGGGTGGAGGTGGTGTTCTTTGATAAGGATGGTTTCCTGTGAGCCACCATACTGACTCCGTTGCACCGCCCACGGTCTTTCCGGCACGGTTTCCTCCGAGTAGTAGGCGTCCTACAGCACTGCTGTTGTGGAAATTAGCCTGTGCGCCTTCGTAGGGTTGGTAACCGAGAATAGTGGGCCGTTCTGCCCGGCGACGTAGAGTTCCGACGAACTCATCCCTCAAAGTCAATTACGGCCTCCTCAGGAAGTTCTAGCCTTCCACCGGAAGTCGAAACCGCGGTGCGCAAAGGTGGCTTTCCGTGAACAAGGAGGTAATCGAAGTCGTCTGCCAGCATCGTAAGAATTCGAGCAGGTACGTAGGACTCCAAGATCTCCAGGATCCCTTGCATAAGCGCCGCAGTTTCGGGCTTGTTGCTGTTGCCTTCCGTCTGTAGTTCCCCAGTCATCATCAGGTAGAGTTTCATGGCGCTTACGTTGCCGCCTACACTCTCCCGTGCTAGTGCCTGGTGAACTCGTGCACGCTCGTTCGGAAGGATCTGTTCAATGCGAGTCTGTAGGGCAGAGACGAACAGTGGGTTCTTCATCCACTTGTTGTGTGTCGCAAGGCTGAGGCCAGCCTCCTGTAGTTTGACTACAAGAGCCCTGTGGTCCGCCGCAGCGCATAACGTGTCGATCCAACGAACTTGCTTCGGAGACAGAGCGATCTGCGTGTCTACAGGAACGCCCTGCTCACTTAAGTACCGAACTATGTCAGCGCTACCTAGGGTCGTTCTGACGTCAGTTTCGACGGCGTACTCTCGGAACAGCTCTTCGTCGCTCGCAATTCGACTGTACTTCCAGAAGTACGTCTCTAGCAACGCCGTTGTTTGGGTAACTACAGGACTGTGGGCCATTATGCGGCGAAGAACGCTTCTACACTAGAGGGTATCCGAGTCCGCATCGCGTAGAACACCTCTGCTACCGGCACAAGTGCGAAAGCACTGAACTCTTGTGGGGTGTAGTGGTGGTCGTGTAGGAAGTGACGGAACTCTTCCGCTGTCCTCGGGACGGTCTTAATCTCGATCGTTGCCTTGTGAACTCTACGCCTATGGCGTTTGAACTCCTGGTACTCGTCTGCGTGTTCGTTGAGTGTAGGGAGTACGTAGAAGAGCCAACCAGGAGGTGAGTTCGGGATCCCTTCTTCGAGTTCATCGACTTCTCGAAGGCTACACTGAAGCTTGTCGGCTATGTCTTCTTTCGTGTAGCCAGCGGCTTCTCTGAGGGTCCTACAGGGATTCTGTACGACCGTATAGGTCGAATGCTCGTCCGAATTCATGGTCACCTTCTGGAAGTTACGCCTGGGGCGGGGCATCGGGGGCATGGCTCTGACCAGGGCCTCCGTATGTGCAATATAATAGCCTCGGAGGGGCATGGGAGGGGTAGGCGGAGGAATGGAGGGGGAAGAATAAGAGTTGGAATTGTTTCAGGAATTTGGAGTAAATTTGTGTGGATAGGGGCTACGCATACGCTGGGGGGCGTTCCGCTAGAACGACCGATTTCGTAATATATTCGCAATACTAAAGTTACAATTGTAATATTTACTGTAATTATATTTCATTGTATAATCGAATTACGAAATGAAAGTGAAATATAGTTTGTCATAATTGTAATGTATATCGTAACAAGATGACTCGAAGTTATAATGTTATATCTCGACGTCGAGAGACCCCGGCCTATGTATATTACGAGGGCCTTTACACAACTTACATGTTATTACGGCATACCCCCGGAGGGTATGCGTCTCCGAGGTTCCGAGGTTCCGAGGTTCCGACCTGAACCGTTCTGAGCGGTTCTGAGCGGTTCGGGCGGTTCTGAGCGATCCTCGGAGGTTCTGAACCGTGGGAGCGATCCTGAACCGTTCTGAGCGGTTCTCCGAGGAGGAGAACGGTTCGGGCGGTTCTGCGGTTCCGAGGATCCTCCGAGGTTCTGAACCGTTCTGAGGTTCTGCGGACCGATCAATGCTCCGAGGATCCTCGGAGAACGGCCTAGAACGGCGCCTAAGGTCCTCGGAGCCTCGGAACGGTAGAAAGGGACCTCGGAACGGTTCTCCGAGCCTTAGAACGGAATCCGACTCAAATAGGGGAATGGCGTTGACGTTCTCCGAGGATCGGCGCATAGTGGCATCTGTAAGCGACGCCACCGGGGCGGAGCGGAAACGGGAGGTTCGATCGCACGCACGCACGACGCTCGCACGAGCGTGTTCTACGGCACACGGGGCCGAACATAGCCCGATTCCTCTGACAAGGGGCGCCCACCCTAGGCGGCAACACGAGCGGGAGCATCTGGCGGAAGTCAATAGACAAGCCGCACGTGAGCCTTAGAACGGCGATGCAAAGTACTCAACTCTCAACTACCGAAGAGGTGAAACGGTAATGACCGATCCCATCGAGGATCCGGCGGAGATCGAGGATCTCGATCCTGCCGAAGAGGAAGAGCAGGAAGGCGAGGAGATCGAGGAGGAGGAGGACACCGAAGAGGTGGACCCCGATTCCCCGGATCTCACGGCGCACCTGCCCGTGACCGTGATCGAGGCGAAAGATGAGGCCGGGAAGTTCATCTTCCCGGAGTTCATCCGCCAGATGTTGACCAACCTGGTCAACCTGGTCCTCGCCTACACCACGGCGCACGCTGTCCAGACCGGGCAGCATTCCGAATCGTTCATCGCCTGGCGGAGCAATCTGCCCAGCATGACCGAGGAGGAGAAGAGCGCCGAGGAGTTCACGATCACGACCAAGCTGCACAACTGGCTGTGGACCGATGCGTCGGCCCCGCAGTTGGTCGCCTTGAAGGACATGTTGGATGAGATGATGCTCGACACCAATCGGGCGCTCATCAACCGACAGAACTCCATCAAGGACGCAGAGCGAGGGGAGAAGGTCGATCTGAAGGTCGCTCGCAAGAGCTTGACCGACACGATTGACGGCACCCGTGCCACGGCGAAGAGCAACATCCTTCCCGGCTTCACCGAGGATCTGATCCTCGGTCTCCCGGAGATCACCATCAAGCGGCGGGTCAACTCGCCGGAGGGTGTCTACGGGTTCCCTTCCGCCCCGAAGGTCATGTCGGAGGCCACGGAGAAGAAGAAGAACGGAGGTCAGACCTTCCGCAGTCACAACACGCGGGTCAGGATCCTGGTCGACGGGAAACTCCTCCCGGACCACCCCGGCACCCTCGGTGGTGCGACTTCCTACTACCTTCACAAGGACGTGAAGGAAGCCGGGAAGATCTTCGAGGACTGGAAGACCGGGTCCTCGTGGACGGATGAGAAGACCGGCACCGTCTACACTTGGTGCTATGAGCAGGACGCTCCGAAGGTCGAGAAGTCCGGAGAGTGAAGGAACGGGGACCCTCCCTACGGGGAGGGTTCCCACCCTTTCA